CTCGCACAGTCCGAGCAGCGCCTCGCCGCTCGGCATCGCCTCGGCGTCGCTCGCCTGCGCCAGCGCCAGCGCCCGCTGGATGTCGGCCAGTTTCGCCTGCAGGCGCGGCGTCAGGCCCGAGCGGCGGTAGGTCACAACGAGCGCCTCGTCGCCCTCGACCGGAATCATCAGCTCGGCGGTCGGCCCGAGCATCCGACTGAGTTTCGGCATACACCCTCCCGAGCGCTGAGCCTAGAGCGCGGCGAAGTTCGTCACCATCGCGATGGACAACCACTTGCCCCAGGTCGCGTCGTAGACGTTGCGGAACGTCCAGTCGAGCACCGAGAGGCCGTTCATGTCGGCGCGGCTCGGAGCTGCCGAGCACATCAGGGCCGTGTCGATCTGGAGGCTGTAGCGCAGGCCGGGCTCGATCGAGTCGGCCGCCGCGTCGGCGTGCAGCCTGACGAAGACGGTCGAGCCCGCGCGCATGTTGGCGACCAGCGCCCGCCCCTGCGTGTCGTTGCCCAACTGCATGGTCGCCTCGATCGTCGGCGCCATCGTCGTGTGCGACGAGAACGACGGCTGAGTGCAGTCGAGCGGCCAGGTCATATCGTGCAGGGCGCTCATCTTCCAGTCGAACGTAAAGTCTCTCAAGAGCTGGGTCGTGCCAAGAGTAGCCGCTGTCGGGTCCAAAAACATGCAGACGGTGCTCGGTAAAATCGGTACGAGCGCCTTCGACGTGACACCGGTCGCCAGGACGGCCGCCGTGTAGTCGAGCGCTCGCGCGAACAGGTCGCCGGCGATGGTCGGCGCGGCCGTCCGCGAGAACGACATCTCGAGCCCCGAGAGGGCCAGGTAGGCCGCCTGCTCGGCGGTGTTGCCGACGACGCCGCGTCGGAGCGTCCAGGTCAGCGGCACCCACGGCGTGGTCGGGCTCGGCTCCCAGAGCCAGCGCCGCGCCAACGTGGCGCCCGACGGTGTCGTGACGGTAGCAGCCCCCAGCACGTTGCTGATCGGGTACGGGAGCTCGGTGTAGGTGGGGTAGCCACTCAGGCTGCCGGCCGACCACTCACGGCGCGGCGCGACGATCGAAACCGTCAGTTGCCCGGCCGGCTTGAACTCGTCGAACTCGATGTTCGTGTCGATGTCGACGGACAGGCCGCCAAACTGGAACGTCGGTACGACCGCCGTCCCCGGCGTCACCTCGATGCCGATCTGCTGAACTTCCGAGACCGTCATTCGGTCGGGCACGAGATCACCCCCTAAGACGCGTACGCTTCGGTGCGATAGGTCGCGATGATGTGGCTGAAGATCGAGCCGCCGGGCTCGTTCTCGACGAAAACTTGAACCGCGTCACGGCGCAGTTCGACGACGGTCACGCCGCCGCTGGTGCCGCCCAGGTTCGAGAGCACGGCGTCGGCGCGGTCGGCCGCCGCATTGATCGGCCCGTACGACGCGCCGGTCCCAACCACGCGCACGTCGACCAGCACGACGTCGAAGACGCGGCTCCCGCCGAGCGTGACGGCGTCGACCGACGAGACCAGCGTGACGGTCGCGGACGGCATCGCGGCCGCCTGCGGCACCTGATCGCGGTACAGGCGGCCGCCGACGGCGCCGGTGAACGCCGCGTCGGCCTTGAGCGCGTCGAACACGAACGCGGCCACCCGCTGCGCTTCGACGACCATCAGTGCAGGCCCTTCAAGATCGCTTTGATACGCTCGAGGAAGCGCGACGCGACGTACTCGGCCGCTGGTCGCATGTATGGGCGCGGAGCGCGGCCGCGCGAACCGAACTCGACCCAGAAGCCGTAGTCGACCGACGGGCCGACCGTGGCGGTCAGGCCGCCGTTGCTCATCAGCGTATGGATGCTGCGGCGGAGGGTGCCGGTCAGGACCGGCACGACCTGCTGGGCGCGAGACTGGACGTCGAACGCCGAGCGCTGGACCTCGTCGGCGACGAGCTTGTGCAGCTCGGGCGAGAGGTCGGGCAGGCGGTTCGAGATGATGCGGATGGTGGCTCCGGTCGGACCCGGCATCCTACGGCACCAGCCCGGCCGCGAAGCAGACGCCGACGCCGAACTCGAACAGCGACATCGGCCCGAACTGGATGCCGAACGCCGAGAGCACGATCAGGATCACGCCGACCAGCAGCACGATGCGCGACACGGTCACGACGGCCACCCCGTCCTCCCCCATCAGGTCAGCAGCTCGCACTCACACAGCCGCTGCGACTCGTAGCTGCGCTGGTCGATACGCTGGCACTCGAACGTGCGGCCGTCGGTCCGATCGGAGCCCGTGACGACGATCCGATCGCGCTCGGTCACGTCGGTGTAGGCCGGCAGCGTGACGATCCACGGCGAGATGGCCCGCACGACGGCGCCGCCCACGCCGAGCCCCTCGGCCGCGCGCGTGCCCCTCGGCGAGACGCGGCAGGGCACGCCGCTCGCCAGGTCGGTCCAGGCCTGCCCGACGCCGTCGCTGGTCGAGGTCTCGGTGTAGCGCTGGACGGTCGCCATGTCCGGCAAGAACGTCTCGGCCAGGTCCTGGAGCATCTTGAGCGGCAGTCGGAATGGCATGCTACGCCACCGCGACCGAGCGATAGCTGCCCAGAATCCGCAGCGCTTCCGGCGGCACGTCGGCGGCGCCCGCCGCGAACTTGACGGTGACGTCGTTCTGCCCGACCGCGACCGACTCGATCCCGAACGCGTCCGGCTGGAGCGCGTTTGAGAGCCAGTTCGAAGCGATCATCGTCGCCGCCAGCGCGATCGGCGGCGGGGCGGGGCTGGCCGCATGGCTGTAACTGACCTGCGCCAGGTAGCTGCCGAAGCCAACCACCAGCAGCGCGCCGTGCTGCGGGTCGATCAGCTCGTACTGGGTCGGTCCGAGCGGCGTCCAGACGGTCGAGACGATCGGCTGTCGGACGGCGACGGACGTGATGGCGACGGCCGGTCGTCGGTCGAGGTAGACCCGCTCGCCGTTGACGGTGTGCAACTCGTTTGTTACGGCAGCCGCCGACTGCCACGAGCGGTTGGCGAGGTACAGGTCGATCCAGTCGGTCGCCGCCTGCGCCACGACGGCGGCCTGCGTCGTCTGTGCGGGCGTGAGCGCCACGCCGACGTACGCCGCGATGGCGGTGGCGTCGGTATACGCGGTCACGGCGCCTTGTCCTCCGACGGGTGGATCACTTTGTCGGCGTAGCCGCGCTGCCGCTTCGCCTTGCGGTCCTGTTCGGCCGCCGTGCTCGCCGTCTCGGTGGTGCCGGCGACGACGACCATGCCGGGCCGAAGCCTGGTGATGGCGTTCCCGTCCGCGTCGAAGACGGTCGCGCCCTCGGCTCCAACCCGGTACAGCGTCATGCTTAGATACCCGTCGTCTGGCAAAAAGCAGTCGGACGGAACACGACGAACGCGGCCCTCAACTCCGCGAGCAGCGTCTGGAGATTTCTCACGAACTGGTCGTTGATGGTGCCCACGCGGATCGCGCTCTGCTCGCGGTCGAACAGCATGCAGCCGAGCTGGAAGTCGCCGACGAGCCCCGTGTTCTCGGGGATGCCGAGACTGAGCACGACGGTGCGGCCCCAGAGCGTCTGGGCGCCCAGCATAGATGGCGGCCCCATCAGGTAGCCGCCGAGCAGGCCGCTCGTGCCGGTGCTCTCTCGCGACAGGCGGATCGTGGCCCAGTCGTTCGGGTGCAGCACAACGCCGTTCGGCTGCGCCAGGCCCGTCACCATGACCTGATTCATGGCGTTGTAGATCGCGTCCGCCGTCGAGCCGGTCCCCAGCCCGTTCGTCTGGATGCCCGAGTTCAAGATGCCGAGCAGGTTCGGGGCCGTGCCGTTGCCGCTGACGATGCCGGTCTCGAGCGCCAATTGCAGGCCGAGCAGCAGGCGCGCGTCGATGATGCCCCTGATGGCCGGCGCGTCGCTCAGCAGTTGGTTCGTCACTGGCATCCAGTGCGCGAGCGTCTGGACCGGCGTGGTCAACGTCTGGAACGTCATCGCCGATTCGGGCTTCAGGCCGGTCGTGCCGGTCGTGGCCGTGGCCTCAGTTACCCATCCCGCGCTGTTTATAAAACTGAGCTCTTTCACGTAGCTGATCAGGTTGCTGGTGGTCTGGGCGGTCGGGATGAGGTCCAGGATCGTGATCGGCCGCTGGAGAATGTCGATCACGCCAGGGCGGTACTCAGGGATGACCAGCGGGCCGCCGACGCCGCTGCCTGACGAGATCAGCGCCTTGCGGAGCATGACGTCGAGCAGCGAGCCCTTGATCTGAACGCCGAACTCGACGCGGTTCGACTCGGAGTGGAAGCTGCCCGCATCGGCGTGGCGCTTGTACTCGCTCGCGTCGACGAACTGCGAGCCGAGCTGCTGCATGAACGACTTGTAGCCGCCGCCCGCCTCGGGCTGCGGATGCTGCGATGACGGCTTCGTGTAGCGCTCGACGTTGGCTTTGATGCGCTCGTTCCGCGCTGCGGCGTCCTCGAGCCCTGAGAGCTTCGCCTCGAGGCCGTCGATCTCGCCGAGCATCCGCTTGACCTCGTCGTAGTCGGCCTTGCTCTCGTCCTCGGTCAGGCCGGACGGGTAGCGCTTCTCGATCGCCGACGCCTTCTCGTACAGGCTGCGGATCTCGGCGTGGGCCTCGGGAATGGTCATCATGAGACAAACTCCAGTTCGATGCCGTGACGCGCTAGGCGGCGGCGGCGTAGCTCCTGGCTCAGGTTCAGCGCCTTCGTCGGAGCGGTTTCCTCGTAGATCGCGTGGAGCTCGTCGGCGTGCGCGCGCAACCCGTCCCGGATCGTCGCGAGCTGCTGGCGCCGCGCCTCGCGGATCTGGCGTCCCTCTTTCGCGCCACGGGCCATCCCGGCCTTGGTGCGCAAGCGGAGCTCTCGCACGGCGGACTCGACCCGAGCCGCGTGCAGGCCGTAGGGAAGTCCGAGCCCCTTGACAGGGCTGAAGGTCGTCTCGGCCTCAACTTCAGTCGGAGCGCCGAGCGTGATCGTCTCGCCGTCTGCGCTCGCGACGTACGGGTAGTCGTAGTACGTCGACTCGCCGTCCGGCGTCATGACCATCGCAACGGCGTGCGTCAGATACGTCGCGATGATGCAGACCCAGGGCCGTTGATCCATGCCAGCGCCGCCCATCCCGGGCACCGTTGGCGAAAGCGCATCCTCGATGGCTTCGCCGATGTCTTCGGAGAGCGCCTCGTACGAGCCCTCGGGCGGCTCCTCGCCCGTCATCCCGCCCATGTACTTGCGCTGGCGACGAGCGTGCTTGACGTCGGTGATGAGGGCGTTGGAATTTGCAGGCAGTGCGACACAACTGACCTCGAATAAGTCGGCCGCTTTGATGACTCTGACGCCGTCGTCGCGCACCTCGGCGGCGACCGTCACGTAGCCGATCGACAGGCTGTCGAGGACGCCGGCTTGGGCTAGCTTGTGAGCATCGGTGCCGATCGTGGTATCGACGATCGACCAGCGCCCGAATAGACCATGAGCGTCCTCGCGGATCTCGAGCTGCTTGCCGATCGGCGTCTGGTGCTCGTACAGGAACTTGGTCGGCCGCTCGGCGATCGACGCGCTGAACGCGCCAGGTGCGACGATGTCCCCATACGCGTCGGGCTCGGCATCGTTGAACGTCGACGCGTACCCTGAGATTTCCCAGCCGCCGCCGGAGGCGTCGACTAGATTCTTGATCTCGAAGGGGACCCGCTTGTATTCGAGCATGCAAAAAGCCCCCGGTCCCGTCGCGCGTTCTCGCGCCGTGGGATGGGGGCTCGTGGCCCGTTCGCTATCGCGTACGCCTACTGTACGCTACGGATCGCCATCTTGCAACTGCTTGGTCTGGATTCTCCGACAGCGGCGGTCGGGGCAAACCACTTCGACGCGGCCTGTCGCGGTCGAGGCCGCCTTGAACAGCAGCTTGCCGCAGTCGCGACATCTGACCTCGACCATCCGCGCCGGCGGCGCCGGCTCACGCCAACTGGGGGCTGCCACGTCGCTCCCTCGCGCCTTCCGCAATCGCCTGCCACGCTGCCGGCCAGCGCCAGAGGTTGCGGCTCAGCGTGTGGTGCCGCTCGACCGTCTTGTAGAGGCGCCGCGCCATCATGCTGCGCAGCGACGGCCGCGTCACGACCTGCTCGAGCGCGTCCTCCCACTCGTCGGCCGTCTCGGCCAGGAAGCCTGACGAGCCGTGGTCGACGAGCCCAGCGTAGAGCGTCGGGCTCGCCACCACGGCGCAGCCGGCGGCCCCGTACTCTATGGCCTTGATGTTCGACTTGGCACGGTTGAACGGGGTGTCGGCGACGGCACAACACCCGATGTCGACCTCCCTGAGCCCGGCCGCGTACGACTCGAGCGGCTGCCAGTCGATCACCCGCAGCCTGGCAGGGTCGAC